AACAGATACAGCACCAGTGACCGTTAAATTTCCCAATTCATCCACTGAGAAGCCCGGGCTGCGAAAGCCGCTTTTTGATTCTAAAGGTATGTAATTTACTGACATTTAGTTCTCCGCTATTCCACCACCATCAACTTCCACAAAGATTGCTAGTGTATTTATACGGAGTTAACCTTTAAGTAATCGCAAGATCGTTGATTGTGTGATAGTAAGTGGCACTGAATATCATCTTGCTACCCAATAACAACGTGCTGTTATCATAGGTTGATCCGTCCGGGCTGGATGCCGGATTTGCCACCAGTTGCATTTTTGATGCATTAACAGTGGCTGTGATATCTATTAGATTTTCGCTGAGATTGGTACGACCATAAATGGTAAGATTGGCATTTTCAGGGCCTGCTACCACTAGACATTTGATTATTTCTTTTCTTGTGTTGCCCACGTCAACTACCACTGTGTATTCTGCAGCCATAAAATCACCAACATACCATTCGTCTATAATGGTGTTGGGTGTTACTGTTTGCCAAGGACCCTTGTAGGCAAATTGCACTCCGTTCTGAATTCTAAGAGTGTTTTTAACTCCTTGAAAGAAATATTTTGTGAAGTTGATCATAGTAGTGTATTTATCATAAAACAAAAAAGCCCTTGCGGGCTTTTTTAGTTGGCAATTTTAATTAGTTTACTGTACTCGGGCAAGTACAGGTATTCAATTTCTGACTTTTGTAATGTCCAAATAGCATCATCTAGTGTTTCTACTAGGGGTTCGCCACCTAGATTAAAGCTGGTATTAAACAGGATAGGAACGCCTGTTTCATCTTTGAATGCTTTGATCAAATCATAGTAGTGCTTGTTCTGCTCAGGATTAACTGTTTGAATACGGCAGGTATGATCTTCGTGAATAATGCTTGGAATCTTTTCTTCAACTCCTGGCTGGCAGTTTACAGCGTACATCATGAATGGACTGTTTTTCATTCCACGTAAATCAAACCACTCGTGTACATCTTCTTCTAGAATACTTCCCGCAAATGGGCGGAAGTATTCACGATGCTTGACTGCATTCACATAGTCTTTGCCGTCTTCAAATGTTGGATCAAACAGCACTGAACGATTGCCTAGGGCACGTGGTCCGTTTTCTGAACGTCCTTGGAAGATAGTCACAATGTTTTTTTCACGTAACAGCTTGACAATGTCTTTAGCTGTAGCATCTGTAACTTCTGCATTAGCAGCTTCTGCCTTTGCAGCAATTTCTTCACTGGTATAAGTGTGTACAGGGCCATAATACAAAGTATCGTATTTACGTATGGTAGTATCGTCATACATGCCATGATAGAACAGCAGACCTGCGCCCATTGCTGTACCTGCATCATTGCTGATAGGTTCAACATAAATTTCAATGCCGCTATCTTTTAATTCTTCTAGATAATGATAGTTAGCAACACAGTTTAATCCATAGCCTCCGGAAATAACAACACGATTCTTTCCACTTTTTTCTGCGGCTAATTTGATTAGTCTTACCACCTGTTCTTGCGTCTGTGTCTGAACAGCATAGGCCATATCTCTACGATTGTCCATGTAGGTAACATCACCTTTAGGATCTTCAGGAAATTCGTCAATATAATCAAATAGTTGTGAATTAACCATGCTACTCATTGGATATTTTGGCACCAATAAGTTTCTATTTGTTAACGGAATTTTAGATGTTGTATCAAACAACGGAGGAATTTTATTGTTGGCTTTTCCGTATGGAAATAATCCCATAGTCTTTCCAGCTTCAATAGCTGAGAATCCACAATATTCAGTTACTCCCTCGTAGGCCTTGACAATGCCTGCACGATCACTAACCCATGCTTCGTGTGTTTCGCCATCCTCGCCTAAATTTGCAGAAGGAAATTCAGCTTGAAATGTTCCAACAATAGGATCTCTTGCACCGTAATTTTTGTAAAGAGTTTTGAAATCTGCAGGATATGCACAATCAACAATAGACTCAACTTCCCATACCCACAGTGGTTGGTCGTTGTAACTCATTTGATAGAATGTGCCTGCACCATCAACAATCAAAGAAACTGCATCTTCCCAACCTGAACGATAAAATGCGCAGGCAGCATGCAGCTTGTGATGCATGAAACTGAGATCAATCACCTGAGGATGTTTGTGTAGGTTAGCTACTTTTCTATCAATTAGTCCTAACTTTCGAGCTAGGCCAGTGTACATATCGTCGCCGGTATAATCAATTTTTCCCGAAGAATCTGCAAGACTCTGTGTATGTGCTACAACCAAAAAGTCTAGCTTATCTGTGTATTCTAAAATCTTAACCATTGACGCAAGCGGACCGCCGTCATACTTTTGACGACTCAATCTTTCTTCTTCGATAGAAAATACAATCTCTCCGTCTTTTAGTAGACAGATGCCTGCATTATGTCCGCGAGCAATGGCTGCGACCCACACGGGTTTATTTGATTTTTTTGCTGATATGGTTTTAACTGTCATCTTTTTTTCCTAATACGTGATTTACTACTAGTGTAGTTATGTCGTCTGTCATTGACATGATATTTTCATTTATTCTGTTCACTCGCTCATCAGGTAAAATTCTGATAGGATCGTATTCTCTATGTATTTCGCCCATGTCTAGTATTTCAAAATACTCGCAATCCGGATAAGACACATTTATAGGATATGTGGCTCCTGTGATAATTGTTGATGGAGTTTCCATTGAATATGCAAGGTGTTGTCCCAAACTATCGCAACCCAAGAAATGATCGGCATATTTGATTATTGCTGCCCAAACTCGCATGTTGACATTTTCAGGCATGGCCACTTCTTCTTTGAGTTTAGCATCTGATAGATCTGTTTTGAACTCGCTCATCATTATCACTGCATAGTCATTTTGTTGCAGCTTTTTCACTATGGCTTTTACGTCTTTTAATTCAAAACTTCGTGCTGTGCGGTCAAGCAAGGTTTCGTCAATGTATTCAACACCTCGGCCATAGGGTTGAAATACCACTAGTTTTTCTTTTTTAAGTTTTTTCTTTACTTCGCTGACCACTGATCTACCATTCAGTAGTTCATCTTTGGACAACCTAAGTGTAGGTTTTGGCAGTTCTCGTAGTCCTTTGTTGTTGACCTGTATGTCAAAGGCCTGTGCAATTGAACATTGTTGGTTGTAGTATTCCCAGACTCTATAGGGTTCTGTTGTGACAATTTCACGATTTTTCAAGTAGTCTTTGAAAAGACCCTTGTGCCAGATGTCGTAGGCACGATCATCTAGTTTAGGATGTCCTTTAAAGACATCTGTTCCACCTTCGCAAACAATGATAAAATCTTTATCATCTGATTCCTCTAGGTATTTTTCAAAAGCTGGAACAGAACTAATCATTCTACCAGCGCCGCCATTTATAAAAAATGCTTTCGATCTAGACATTTAAACTCCAAAAAAATAAGCCTTGCACTTAGATTATATATCCTCTCGGATACAAGTGCAAGGCCTTTCTTGGCTTTTAATTTATTTAAATTGAAGGCGTACTAGTTGGGAACGGAACTTTCCAGTGATCTTCACCTGCATATTTTGTAATAGCAGTTTTTAACCAATCTCTATGTGCTCTAATTTCTGTTAGTCTTTCTGGTAGATAGCTAGTTGATCCGGCAGCAAGTTCAAAGGCCTTGAGTTGATCGTTCATGTTTGCCCAAAACGTTTCTTTGGTTACCGCATGAGTACGATATCTAGGACGAATCAAAGTATTAGTAGCACGATCGTACCTCATGTCGTTGGTATAGTAGGGTTGATCCAATGCGCCATGAAAATCATCATAGTGATAGGTCCATGTACTGCCATCTGCTAGAGTAAATGTTGGGTCAGCTACTGCTCCGTGTTCATAATCGTGTGTTAGATGTGCAGCTTCCCATGTATTGACTTCTGCATCTATAACAATCTGAAATTGTTTTTCTGCTGCCAGTTGTTGCTCTGTGAGTTTGTACATCTCAACTTCCGGCAGTGTTTCACCTTGTTTTTCCAAGGCAAATATGGTGCCATCGTTGTTGAATCTAACCAGCAGATATCTTTTACCGATGTAAACGCAATCCACTGTGATATTTTTCTTGGTGGTTGTTTTATATGGTTCGTCCGGCATAACCGTTGTAAACGCTTTTCTCATTTTTAATCCTTTGCAATAAAATTAATTCTAACCAATCCTAGGCCGCCGCGCCATCCGTTGTCACGAACATCACCGCAGGGATTAGCTGGTAAACCACCTACTCCTACTGGAAAGAATGGCATACATCCTTGTACGTCATAGCAGCCACAGGCTCTGTTGGAGGTCCAACATGCAGTAAATGGGATTCCTCGATTTGGTGAGCGGCTCATGGCATTGATACCTTGGCTGAACTGATGGAATCCCATTCCTGACCAGTTGGAAAATCCGTTGTTGTCATCCATACCTGTACTGACTACGCCGCCATCACAGGCAAACATGCCTGGAGGAATGGCTGTGTGATAGTGTGTTGAACATGGGCAGTTTGAATAACAGGTCCAGAATGTCACACAGCTAAATCCACCGCGTTTATTTATATCGCCGCCGTAGGACTCTGCGCAGCATGATCCTGTACCCGAACCGTAATTGCAAATAATGCCGCAGGTACCGTTGGAATAGTTGGTGTTACAGAAGTTGCCGCTGATGAAACAGCAGAAAATTACGCCCGATGGATTGCAATAGGTTGTACCCCCACGTCCACCTTGTGAACACATGCAGCCGTTTATGGCAGCGCCAGTTGAAGGATTCCTGCCATACCAGCACACACATGATGCTTCGGAACACCCACGGAAACACAGTGCATCAGCATTGTTGCAGCTTTTGCCCACGTGACCACAGATATAACAGCCAGCTATTACGCAAATACATTTGCGTGACCATGCACCTGGATTTCCTGGCACACCGTGTCCGCAGCAGCACATTCTAGCACCACTGCCGCCAGCGCCCCACACATCCAAAATGACCTTGCCTGTGGTACAGGCAATCCAACAAAATCCGTTGACAAAGTTTGTGTATTCTGAACCTGGGCTATAGGCCCAGACTCTGCCCTTGTCTAGATTTGTTTCGTCAAACTCTATTTGATCAAGTTTGGCTTCTACAAGTGTTTTTAAGTTTGCCATGTTAGTACGATGTGCCTCCTGTTGCTGGAATATATTTAATTCTTACAGCTCCCATACCACCACGACTGGCATGATCACGCACACCTGGACATGGATGGGGAGCTGCGCCCGGAACACCGTATGGAAAAAAGTTCATGCAGCCCTGCATTTCATAGCAGCCACAACCTCGCTCACCAGGCCAACATGTAGTGTAGGCATTTGGACCAGGCTGTCTACTCATGGTAGTCAAGGCATTAATTTGATTGAGTGTCGGAGCTCCTGACCATTCAGTCGGCCCTTGTCCGTCTGAATTTGTTGTGTACGAAAACTGTCCGCCTTCTTCTGCAAAAATATTTGCGGCTACAGGCACATGATACTGTGTTAGACATGGGCAAATTGGCCAGCAGCCCTGGAATGATACGCATGACCAACCACCGCAGCAGTTGACGTCGCCACCGTAGCCACAGCCAATAAATCCTAGTGATGCATCCGTTGTTTGACAAATGTTGCAGATCATACCGCAATGTGATCCTGTATTACAACCCGAGTTGCCTGGGCCAAGGGGGCTGCCACAGAAATAATTACATCTAAAGACTGTATATGCAGATATTGAATCTATGCAAATTGATATGCCGCCTTTGCCGCCTTGTGCGCATATGCAGCCGTTAGTTGCACCTGCTGCACGACATTGAGTCCACGAACAGCAGTTGCCGTTGCCACTAGCGTTCAATGTGTTGCCGCCAGTGATACCGCAATTGCCGCCGTTTTGAAAGTTTACGTTGCCTTCATTTGAGCTCAATGGATCGCCGCCGCCTGAGCCCCAACCCCAAGGATTGTTGCCCTTAAAGCTGTCGCTGTCACCTGGATAGTAGCCACCTTCATATAGGGCTTTTGGTGAACATCCAAACCAGCAAACGCAGGTGGCTTCTGAACAACCTCTAAAGCATAGTGCTGATGAGTTATTGCATGAACGTCCAATGTAGCCGCAGACATAGTTGCCTGCAATCACGCAAAGACATTTTTTTGTGTACGCAGGTGCATTTCCTGGTAGGCCTGCACCACAGCAGCACATCTGTGCTCCTGAACCAGCAGCACCCCAGGATTCGATCACTATACATCCTGTACCCGGAGAACGCCAGCAAAAGCCATTACAGAATGAGGTGTACATATTGCCGTCTGTATAGACCCAAATTCTACCTTTTTCAAGATTGTCTTCGAAGGCCTGCTCGCGATTACCTAATAATTGTGTGAGTAGTGCCATTTTATATTCCCCTTCCTAGTACTGCGCAGTTTTGATTCAAGGCGCCCGAACCTCTGTATGTTAATCGTATGGCACCGTGGCCGCCACGTTTGCCGTGATCTCTGACACCATCGCAAGGCATAGGTGCAGCTCCGCCTACACCATAAGGTGAATATGGCACACAGCCAGAGTTTTCATAGCAACCGCAGAATTGACCACCGGTCCAACATCCCATCCAAGGAACGCCGCCAGTGGGCGAACGACTGGTAGCATGTAGAGTATGCATGTGTTCCATGAATCCTGCACCTGACCACTGTGAGTATTCTGGATCTTCGTCGGGCTTGGATGCAATTATACCACCCTGTTCAGCAAATATACCTGCTGCAAAAGCAATAAATTGGTGTACATAACAGGGTCTTGCGTTTCCGATGTCGCACATCCAGTGCATGTATGAAATACAGCCGCAGCAGTTGATGTCGCCACCATAACCGCAAGCAAGGAAGCCTCCTGAGCAGTGATTGCAGATAATACCGCAACCAGCAGCACCAGAAGTAAATTGTGAATTGCAAAATCCTGCAGCACGGAAACAGCAGTAGGGGCCGGTACCAGTGGAACAGATAGATGTACCTGCTCGACCACCTTGAGCGCACATGCAACCGCTGGTGTATCCGCATAGGTCTCGAGCCTGTTTCCACTGCAAATATGTGGGTAGACTACATCCTGAGAAGCAAAGATCATGCGCATTGCAGGCCTGGCCTGGACAGCCACAAATGTTTGATCCGCAAAATACAGCTAGAGTTTTTTTGGTATAGCCAGGTGCATTTCCAGGTAGTCCAAAGCCGCAGCAACACATGCGAGAGCCACTACCAGCAGCACCCCACATTTCAATAGTGAGTGTTCCACAACCCGGAGATGTCCAACACCACAAGTTGTCACTTCTAATACAAGTGGCCATTGCAGTTGGACTTACGACCCAGACCTTGCCCTTTTCCAGATTATTCTGGTTGGCTGTAATCTCTCTTGTAGATAATAGGTCAGATAGTTTTGCCATTATAAGTTCCGATTATGGTCCAATGAATACCCAGCCAAATGTTGCACCGGAATATATCAAGGTCACTGCTGCGTTGTTGAGGTTCAAAATCAAATCTTCTGTAAGATTGGCGATTTTTAATCCGTTTCTTGCAACGGTAACAGGATTTGTTGCGAAAATTCCTGCCACGTCGATGATTTGTATAGTGTCCCCTTCACTAGGTGAAGCAGGCAGTGTCAGAGTAAACGATGCTGATGTGGCGTTTGCAAATATGCGTTCGCCGGCTAGCACTGACTGTGATGTTGTCACAGTTCTGTTTGTTACACTATCTGTTCCAAAGGATGATACTTGTCGTCCCATTTTATATTATCTCCTAATATTTTATAATGTTGAAGTTTCAATGCCAAAGGCACTGGCCGATACGTTTGCATTACTAGCATAGATTACCAGCAATTTGTTTGCGTTCATCATGATACCGGTTCTTTCCAATACTCCGTTAGCACCAATTTCAGCATTATATTCTATAAATTCTGAGTTTGTTGGTGTTGCTGATGTGGCCAACGCCACTCTCACTGACACTGTGGTTGTTCCGCGATTACAGAGACTGAGGCCCAATACTGTAAAAGTAGTTGCAGGCACTGTGTACAGTGTAGTGTATGTTGCTGCGGCCGGTGCCGCTTGACCTAATAATCCTGTTGCCATTCTCTGATCTCCATCAATTGTTTAGTAAGAAGTAATTTAACACAAGGGGTAAACCAGCAATACCGCCTTTGAAATTCACCTTAGTATTTATGTTTATTGCCACATTTGTAGTTGTAGTAATAGTTTGTCCGGCCACAAATATAACACCGGCTGTAAGACTATTTACGTTCAAACTAGACCCGCCGCCGCCAATTTGGCTGGTAATGTAGGCTTTAATTGCTCGCTGTGTAGGTATAATATTGTCGGAATCTTGTGTAAAGAACGGGTCTGTTGAGAATTCAGTAATTGTTGCACCTGAACCGCCTAGTGCCACTGAGCCCAAACTCAACTCGTTCAATCCTGCAATGTTAAAAGCGTCAGCATTCAGCGTTGCAACACCCGTTGATTGCTCAACGTTAAACAATCCACCAACTCTAAAGTTACCGTCCTGGTCCGTTGAAGTGTAGAATACTCTACCACCACCACTGCCTATGGTTTCATTGGCAGGAATCGGGTCAGTAACTGGCAGTCCTGGATAATTGGTATTCACTTGATTGCCTGTACCTATGTCCAAGAAATCGTGTCCAGTTAGTCGTACCTGACTGTATCTACGTCTTATAATTCCGCCGCTCAAGTGCTCTGGAGCTTCAGCAACACCAACTGGTGGGCTTACCTGCAGAGTAGCAGAGTAGGTGCCATCAGCCAAAGGCAACACGCTGGAAACATTGACCAGTCTGTACCATATGTCATCTATGCCAGCTATCTGCACGTTTGAACCAGCTGTTGGAATACCACTGAGACCAGTGAATCCCACAAAAGTTCCCACCTGATAGTTATCGGCATAACCGTTGCCAATTATAGTAGTAGCCGCAGCCGAGTAACTTGTGCCTCTATTGGTATATGTTGGCTGTGCAATAGCACCATTACCAATACGTACCACAGTAGGAGCATCTGCACCTGTGTTATTAGGGTCAGTAATGGTCATTGTTGGAGCAGTCACATAACCCGATCCTGGCTCATGTATCCAAATTTCTGTTAGTGCATCATCTAACACATAAGCACGAGCACGAGCTGTAGCACCTTGTCTAATATTTTGCACTCCTTGGCTGTTCTGCGCCAATACCACCCAATTTGGAGTACCGTTGTTGTTGCCCAACGCACTGGCCACATAGGTCTTGGATGATAAAGCCAACATAGAACCGCTGCCTGTGGTCAGTGTAATATTAGCACCACCCAGTGTTTGTGACAGTGTAAATCTTGTTGAGTCAACCACGCTGGTTACATAATACCATAACTGGCCACCTGAGTCAGCTCTAACTCCACCAAATATTTCAGAACCTGCAGAATCGCTGATAAATCTAATTCTGTCATTGACGTTTAACTTGGTAGTTGTGCTTGAAGTGGTTAGATAGTTGGTATTCAATGCAAAGTCGTTGTAAGATCCGATTGCTGTGCCTGTCGCTAATACAACGTTTTTAGTGTTTCCGTATGCTGCAGGTCCCCAGTTTCTAGTGGCTGCTTGTGTATTTCCTTCAACCCAAGTAATACCGTCTACTGAGTAAGCAGTTCTATTTGAGTTGTAAGCAAATGCAGTAAATGCTCCGCCACCGTAGACAATCTTGTTCCAACGTGTGGCTGCACCTGGTAGCGTTGCTGCTGTCCAACTTGTGCCGTTGGTTGAATATGCTGCCTTGGTTGAAGTAGAACCTGTTCCGCCTGCAACAGTAACAAATCTGCTGTTGCCAAATGCCACATCTGCCCAGAAGTCTGAACTAGGTAGTGAAGCAGCTGAAGTCCAAGCAACACCGTTATTTGTAGAATAAGAAGATACTTGACTACCTGTTGAATAACCAGCAACGGTAACAAAGTAGTTAGTTCCACCGATTGCACCATAAGCTATAGCACTCATCTCACTCGACGCTACACCGCCTAGCGTTACTGATGTCCATGTTGTTCCGTTGGCTGAATAGTTGATCCTGTTGAGATCTCCCATTATGGCCACATAAGTTGCGTTGCCGTAGGCTAGGTCTTTCCAAAAAGAAACAGTAGTTAGAGCGTTCAGTGCTCCTGTCCAGGTCACTGCATCAGGAGATGTAGCAATATTTCTAGTGCCGCCGTTTCCGCCAATGATTGCAACATATTGGTTTGAGCCGTTATAGGCCACTGTGGTATATTCATATGTGCTGTTAACTGTGGGCAATGTAGCATTAGTCCATGATGTACCGGTTGTGCTGGTTGCAACTAGACCAGCTGCACCGCTGTAACCAACAGCAACAAACTGTGTGCCGGTCCAAATAACATCACTCCATGTGCCACTTGTTAATGTAGCTGTCTCTGCATAGGCAGTGTTTACGTTCTGTGCGGTCTCTGTGATATCAAAGGATGCATATGAACCGTCTCTTAGAGTCCAAGTGACACCGTCTGGCGAAGTTGCTGCTGCATCTCCTGCACTGGTAACATAAAATACGCCTTGACCATAACCGATAGAACTCCATTCAGCAATGCTAGGCAAGTTGCTCTTGTACCATGTGGCACCGTTGAAACTGTATGCTGCCATTGCAGAACTATCTGAAATTGCAACATAGCGTCCATTACCGTAGGCAATGTCTACCCAGTTTGATTCTGTAGAGTCATCATTGCTTGGCAATGTGGTCACTGTCCATGTAGCACCGTTGGTTGAATATGCCACTGCGTTGGAGAAGTTGCCTTCTACCACAACAAATCTGCTGAAACCATAGGCAATGGCCTTGGCGCCCGATGCGAATGTAGTGGTGTTCCAATTAATGCCGTTGTCTGAACTCCATGCTCTGAATGTTGAACTAGAATCACTTTCTGATACAGCAACAAATACACCGTTGCCGTAGTCAATGTCGCACCAGTCAGCAACTTCATTTAGATTGGAAGCTGTCCAATTTACACCATCTCTAGAATATGCAGCCACTGAGCTTTCTCTAGCCACTGCCACATAATAGCTGACATTGCTGACCACACCGTAGGCAATGGCTGACCATTGCTGTGACGATGGCATGGTCATTGCTGTCCATGTTATGCCGTCTAGACTGGTAGCGGCTGCGTTAGTAGATGAATTTACACCGCCTGCTATGGCTACAAATTTGGCTGTTACTGCTGTTCCGCTGCTGGTAAATCTAGTTATTGCGCCACCAGGCGAAGTAACTGCGGCTACTGTGACTGTGATATCATTGGCAGGAGATGTGCCGCCTAGACTTGATCCTAGAACGGTCAAGGTATTTCCTACCGTATACAACACTCCGCCGGCCTGTATAGTTACTGAGTAGATGCCATAGCGTCTAGTGACGTTGAATGTGGCCAAGCTACCTGAGCCGCTTGATACTGTTGAAGCCACACCACTATAAACAGCATATCCATCACCGAACACCACATCTGACCATGTTTGACTGCTTGGCAAGTCGGCAGTGGTTTTGGTAAAGGGTGGTGCTGAAAATTGCAGTCTAGGAGTGATCTGATAGTTAGAAGTAAGATCCATGGCAGCCACAATAGGTGTACCTGGTATCACATGATCCCAACCTGGGGTGCCTGTGCTTTCTTTGTACACTGTGGCCACTTTGCTGGCTGCGGAGTAGGAGTTTATGTATCCGTATTGACCTGCTCCTAAGCCGCCAATCATGTAAATGCTCATGCCAACATAGGCTGCTGAACTGTTGATATCAGAAGCTGCCAGGGTAATTTGAGTTGTGTTTCCTGCCTGTGCTAGACTTTGAGCTGTGATGTAACCAACTCCGCCAGGACCAGTAGAATCTCCTGGATCTGTCAGTCTTACTTGAAATACAGCTCCATCTCTAAATTCATCTGCCACAGTGGCCACTGAAATTCCAGTACCGCTTATGGTAAATGATGCAGATGAATTTTCCGAACCAGCATTGCCAAATTCATGCAGTAGAATCTGAGTGCCGTCTGTGAGCACACTGCGAACATCGGCTTCTGTGCCTCTGTTGTTGATTGTACCTGTGACAGGTGTTTCTGAAATATCTATGAATTCTGCTACAGCACCAAATGTTCCGTATGAGTTGTTACCGTTAGTAGCACGAATCTTACCACCATTTTCAGCTAGATAGCCGATGTAGTTGTAATAAGAGAACACTGACACAAGTTCTGCACGACCTAGATTGGTAATCCATGCTCCAATACCGTCACTCAATACCTGGGTGAAGTCGTTGGACACGATAGAATCATTGCCGCCTGCGTGTAAGCTGCCATCAATTTTCTGACCCACGCAACCGATACCAAATGTGGTAACGTTTTGAACATAGGTTGATTTGTTGGTTACCCATGCACTGGTGTCATTAGGACCCCAGCCTGGATCTAGTGATGCATAGGCTCCTGCACGTGGTCTGTAGGTGCCGTATTCGTTGGCCGTAGTAGTCAACGCACTTTGATATCCTGTATTGGTACCATCGGAACTGCCGTCGAGTCCAGTCAGTGTGCAATTGCGTAGACCTGATCCGTTCTTGAAGTAGAACAGATCTTCAAGTTTAGATCCAGTTAATGAATTTCTATAGTATCTAGCAGCTAGAACTGATTTGTAGTTGCCTGTGTATACCATGTCATAGGCAATAGATTCAATATAGTTGCGAACATCATTTTCACAGCTAGCAGAATTGTAATACCATTTGACTACCATTGAGCCTGATGCCGCACCAAGATCAACTGCTGTGCCGTTTAGGCTGGTTGAAACCTTAAATGTTGTTGCTGTTAGTCCTGTTGACAAAACATAGTAGGTTGTGTTAATAGCAATTCCGCCAAACACAGTGCCTGTGAATCTCACTGTGTCTCCAGCTACCATCCATGTCTGTGAACTGCAGGTGAATACATCAGTAGCGGCGTCTGACGATGTTACTGTGGCCTTGAATGTGTCAGCAATATAGGCATTGGCTTCTGCAACCATAAATTCTTTGTTTAGTTGCAGTATTTTTGCACCGTTAATTCTGTCAAGATCTTCTGTGGGACTATTGGTGCCAACAGTAAGCGGCACTGTGCCGGTATTGGCATAGTTGATGATATCAGTCCACAGTCCGTCAGCCAGTACCACAGCTCCTGTAGCCACAATTTTTTGTGCTTCAACAGATATAAAATCAATCACAGCCTGTTGCGCTGCTAGTTGTGAATTTAGAACCACCAGTGTTGATGTAGTGCCTCTTTGATATGACAGTCCACTTTGTATTGACAAAAAGTTTGATCCAAACATTAGATCAAATCCTAGAGCGTCTACCATATATCCCACATCACGTGAACACAGTGTTTCGTCAAAACTCAATGTAGGAAATAATTTCTTCACATGCTGTACGGCATTGCTGCGAATAGTTGTTCTAGCAGTGTTCAATGCTGTTCTAGCAGTGATCAAAGCAGCAGCTGGCCAAGTGATATCTGGTACTATGGTAGTTGGTTCAGTACCAGTGTTAATGGTATCATATATTTCTTGAATACGTGCTTGAGCAGCGGTAGCTGCTGGCGCTGATCCTGCTGTACCAGAAACATCTTGTGATAGTGCTGTAGTTTTTGTCCAACCGGCAGTATCGCCTGTGGCAATATTGTCAATGATATCTTTGATACGTAATTGTACTGCCAATGCTGGTGCTAGTTCTGCTGCTGGCTCAAGGAATACGCCAAGACTGTAGTATGATCTAGCAGCAATTTGAGTTGCTAGATTTCCACCGTAGGTCAAATCATAGACCACTGCATCAACAATCAGTCCTACATCACGTTCACATTTAGTTCTACGTGTGCCGGTATAGGTAAATCCAACGAATCCTACGGTACTTGCAGCAATTTGTGCCAGTATCCACTCGCTGACTTCGTCTTGCAAGAACGCCTTGTTAGCATTGATCAAACGAGCAGCATCAAAGTATCCTGCGGTAAATGCATTACCAGTTCCGCCTGTTGGAGTTGGTTTTACATAGGCATTTGGAGTATTGTTTGTAACAATGTCTTTGATTTCAGCAGCGTTTGCAGACACTGAAGACACTGCTGTTGCACTACCTACATTACCTGCTTTTTGTGATGTGGTGTCCTGTGTGGCTATATTTCCTGTTGTAGGAGTAACTGCCGCATTGGTAATAATTTCATCTGTGATGGATTGCAGTCTTTGCAAAGTAGCAATTGATTTGGCTTTGTCATTGGCTGATGTGTAGCTGCCTGCAGGACTAATTCTAGTAGAACGCAGTTCATCACCTACAACGGCTGTGTTTGGAAAAACTGGAATTGGCAATACTTCATAGTATTGTCCGGTCTTGACCTGTAGGGTATATCCGGGAGTATTCAACACTGGAAGACCGGTGTCTACACCTGCGGCCAACGCTGCTGTGAGTATGCCTGCCAACGACTCGCACTGAGTGTAAGCAGTGGCTTCAGCAGTATATGCAGCATCAATAATCTGTTTGATTCTACTGCCTGCGCCAATGCCATTAAGTGTTTGATAGTTTTGAGCTGGAGCAAGATTAGCCAGTATACGAGATATTAATACAAGTCCGTAGTTCACTGCCTCAATTAATTGAAACTCTTCATCATTGATAGCTGCAATCAATACACCTGCTGAAAAATAAGATTCAGTGGCTTCAAGAGTTTTAACATTGCCAGTATGTGTAAGATCATGTACAATGGCATCAACAATTAATCCCATGTCGCGTTGGCATGCGGAAATACTGTCGTTTACAAAGTTGTACCAAATGCTGGACGGTGTAGGCACTGTGGTTGTGTAATAGGTGATTTGATAATTCACATATTCTACAATTTCTTTTTGTATAAATGTTCTGTTCTGCTTGAGCAAATAGGCAGCATTAGGATATTCTGTACCATTAGTGATCTGCTCACAGGCATACCTTACGCTGGCCCATGGCTTGTCCACAGTGACTCCGTATGTTGGCGCAGGAGAATTTACTCCGTGTGGCGCAACATAAAACACCTTGGCCACTTGACCAAAGTAATTCCAAGTAGGCAAACCGTTTTCAACAGTTAAAACTTGTCCTTCGTCGCCAACTGGTAGTCTTGTGGGTCCGCCACCTGAATAATATACTAGATCACCTGTGGCCGACAGTGCAGATTCTTCATTACCTGCTGTCAACAAATTCCAATAGGCACCGATAGTGTCGTTGTCTGGTCTATCTAGGCCGGTAGTAGATGTGTGTGCTTGAACAGCAATGTAGCTGTTGGCTCCAAACTTCACAGCATCACCTAACACGTAACTAGATGCTAATACCCAATCACCTTCCCAATCTATACCTTGATTCAGCAGACTCCAGTAACTGGCATTAGGCGGAGACTGATTGGTATTGTCCGCTGTGGCCACATAGGTGTATCCACCAAGGCGAACAATCTCTCCAATCTTGTAGGCTGTGCCTGAATTCCAATCTCCTTGCAATCTAAATCCTGTAGTAAACAGGTCCCAATCAGTGGTATTGGTGCTTGGAGGAGATCCACCTGAAGAAATATGTGCAGTTTTAGCGATATAGCTGTTGCCGCCGTAGCGTACAATATCACCTGGTTGATAGGTAGGGCCTGCGGACCATTCACCTTCAAATTCTATGCCTTCAACAAATTGATTCCAACGTGCGGCATTGTAGTCTGTGGTAAAATTGCCGGCGCCTGTGTGTTCAATCACACAGATATAAGTACCGCCACCATTTTTTACCACATCATTAATTTTGTATCTAGTGGCTGTTACCCATTGTCCTTTGTATTCTATGCCTTCATTGAAATAGTCCCATTTGGCTTGATCGGCTTCAAGACCAGATGCTGCGCTGGCATTTGATGTGTGATGTAGATTACACACATAGGTTTTTCCGCCATACTTTACAAGATCTCCCACCTTGTATCGTACCGAAGTACTCCATACACCTTTCCAATCAAGTCCTTTGTTGAATAGATCCCATTTGGCTTGATCGGCTTCAAGACCTGATGCTGCGGTGGCAGCTGAAGTATGACCTGTGTTACATAGGTAAACGTAACCACCATATTTTACAAGATCATTTACCTTGTAGACATAACCAGTGGACCAAGCATTTTGCCAATCAAACGATTCTGCAAATATATCCCAATCGCCTTGATTAGCTTCTAGTGTGCTTGAACTAGTATGACCGTCATTACAGATGTACAGGTATCCGCCATATTTCACTATGTCGTTGATTTTATACAGCGTTGAAGATCCCCAGTTGCCTTTCCAATCTTGGCCGTCACTGAATTGATTCCACTTAGTGGGAATATTATCTAAATTGGTGTAAAAATCAGCGGCAGCAGTATGACCCACCACGCATAAGAATGTTTTGCCACCATAAGCAACGATGTCATCTTTGAAGTATGTAGTGCCGGTTACCCAGTCTGACTTCCATACAAATCTCAATCTACCTAGTTTAAATTCAGCCATTTATAGCTCCATTTTCTTGCATATTATATTTATTCAAATCCCACAAGTGGTATTATGCCCCGCTTGATAAAAACAAAAACTGTGCCAGATACGAACCTTCGAATCCGGCATTTATATTCACTTTTGCATTAAAAATTATTTCTTCGCCTGTAGTTGTTGACAATGAGTCTGGACCAATCACTATAACACCTGCTGTTAATTGGCTAGTTACCGCATCTGCGCCACCACCAGATACTCTACCTTGTAGATAGGCCTTGATGGCTTTTTGTGTAGGAATGATGTTGTTGGAGTCAGCAGTAAATGTATTGTCTGTTGAAAACTCACGGATTACCACACCAGATCCACCTACAGTAACTCCACCTAGTCGCAATTCTTCAAGACCAGATAATGCAAAAAACTGGGCATTTAGAGTTACTGTACCTGTAGCTTGTTCAACCGCAAATAATTCACCAACTCGGAAGTTACCGTCTTGATCAGTTGATGTATAGAACACCCGACCACCATCACTTTCTCTAATTTCATCTTGCGGCGCTAGTACTGTGCCATTTGGAAACAGTGTATTTGGATAATTGGTCTGCTCAAAATTACCTAATCCCACATCCAAGAAGTCATGTCCAGTTAGTCGTACCTGACTGTACTTTTGTCGTATTTCAATTCCAGTACCGTGGTCAGGAGATTCTTCTCTTCCAAGATCTTTGGCTATGGTCAATCTGGCTGTGGCGTTAGGAAAGGCGCCAGCCAGTATCTCTGTGGTCAATAATTTGTATGTGTAATCGTTGATGCCAAGAATAGTGACGTTGTCACCAGGACCTGGCAGTCGATCTAATCCATCTATAACCAATGAACTGCCTGTTTGATATTGATCTCTGTAGCCGTCGCCTGTGATAGTTGTGGTAGTAGTCAACGTTTCATAGGCTGTACCAGCGGTTACAATGGTGGGCGGCCCTAGAACTCCGTTTGAAATTCTCACTGCTGTGGAAACTTCTGCGCTGTTGTTGGGATCTGTGAAAACCAATGCAGGGGCTGATGTATACCCGCTGCCAGGTTCGAAAAGATACAGGGATGAAATTCTACCAGCTACCACTTGTGCTCGGCCTTGTGCAGTTTTTCCTGTGCTGATCAATCTACCGGCTACTGAATTTTCTGTAAGGCCGCCTATTACTATAAATTTGCCTGGCTTGGTAATGTTACTGAATCCTATGGCGCACCAAGGACCTGAAGCACCTAGTGTTTGATATTCCCAAATTTTACCGTCTATGGATGTGGCAGCCACCGCTGTGCCTGTGGCCACTGCTAAGAATACTCCTTGAGCATAGGTAATTGCACGCCAATCTTGTGCTTGTATGGTTCCTTCTGTCCAGGTTATACCGTCAAAACTCACTGATACTTCAGTGGCTCCAGCATATCCTCCGGATAGTGCTACAAATCTATTATTTCCATAGGCCAATGAATAACTGCCTTGTGGAATCGTACCCTGTGTCCAAGCGGTAGCTGCGGCATTGGTATAGGCAAATGCAGCACCGGTTACGCTGGAGTCACTGGCAGCAGTGGTAACAAATTTGCCTTTGCCATAAACTACTGCATTCCAATCTGCTCCCTCTGGAAGATTAAAGGCTGACCAGTTAATGCCGTCAGTTGACTTAGCAGCTTTGTTGCTACCGCCAGCCACGGCCAACCATGTGCCCACGGAGCCTATAACCCCATAGGCCACATCTCGCCATTCTGCAGTGGATGACATTGTCATTGCCGACCATGAAATACCATCAGTGCTTCTAGCTGCTTGGCCGCCAGATGCAAAGGCCATGAACACTCCGCCAACATATTTGATCTTGGTCCACAACGCACTAGTAGGAAGAGCTCCTGCAAGCCATGTTGTGCCGTTGGCCGAGTAGGCAGTTGCGGCAGTGTCCAGAGCTACTGCAACATATCTGTTGGCATTGGAAGCTATACTGGTCCATTGTCTGTTAGCGGGCAAGGTTGAGCTAGAAGTAGAAAATCCTGGACTGCTGAATGTGAGTCTCGGTTCTATGAAATAGTTAGTAGAAGTATCAAGCAATGCCAGTATAGGAGTGCCTTCTACAAAATGCTGCCAACCCACACAATGCACAACCATAGCGTCGTTGCCCCCAGTTGGCACCCCGTTGACCAAACCAAATGTGGTGCTGATATCTGCCAATGCACTAATTGTGATTCTATTTGTGGCAGTATCAATGGTTTTAACATAGTATGTTGTGTAGTCCACAATGTTTCCATACTTAGTGCCTACGAAGACAATCGGATCGCCCAGTGATAGGTGACTAGCACTGGTCAACTGTATTAGATTGCCAATACTAAATGTCTGTGTGGCAGACACCTGTGGCTGTCTTTCTAGGCCAACCGTTACTGTTTTGCTAGCATATTCATATTCCGCTATATAACCATACTGCCCTACGCCTGTTCCAGAACTAATAACTATGCGTACACCTAGATATGATGTACGTAGATTAACATCAGATCCTGCAAGCACAATAATTCTGTTTGTGCCACTTTGAGCAGTATTAGTAGCAAACAAATAACTGCTGCCTCCTTCTGCTGAGCTGTCACCAAGATTGGTAATTCTAATTTCTGATACAGCTCCATCTCTGATATCGTCAAATGCAAATTCACCTCCCGTGCCGGCTGCTAGAATTGATGCAGTAGCTGTGGTATATTCATTTCCAGCATGTGAATAAAACAATTTCATTAATCCGCCATTGTTGTCCACCAAGGTCTGATAGGTAGAGGCTTCATAGTATCGATTGTTTACTGTGGCTTCGATTGGACTTTCTGCCAAATCAAATCCTTCAGATACTGCGCCAAATGTTCCGTATGAACAGTTGCCGTTGGTTCCTCTAATTTTTCCGCCAGTGGTACAGAGATAGCCTATGTGATTGTAGTATGTGAAAATTGACACACACTCTGACTTACCTGTTCCGTTACACCATACTCCTATACCGTCCGAAAGAATCTGGGTGAAGTCGTTGGCAACCATGGTTTGATTGCCGCCGGCATGTAGGTCGCCGTCAATTTTAAAGCCAATACAGCCTGTGCCAAATGTTGATACGTTTTGTACATACGGTGATTTTGTTCCTACCCAAGCTGTAGAGTCTGCTACTCCCCAACCTGGATCCAATGAAACATATGCTCCGGCAGTTGGTCTGCGAGTACCAAGTATGCTTTGTGCACCAAGTGTTCCACTAAGACCTCTTAGTGTGCAGTTTCTTAGTCCTGTTCCATCACGCATCAAGAACATGTTTTGAACTTTGTTGACATCATAGTCGCTGGCACATAAAAAATAATTAGCAGCTTCTATGGTTTTATAATTGCCAACATAGGCTATGTCATAGATCACCGCATCTAATATCCTGTCTAGATCTGTGCTCCATCTTGGAGATTCAGTGCCCAATGCTCCTGTTGAATCATCAAATTCTGCATCAATATATAATGTAGTTTCATTTTTTATAAAATTTTTGTTGGCTACTATCTGTGCTCTAGCCGCAAGTCGTGCCGCATCTGCCGTAATAGCGTTGGTACCATTGATGCTGGCCGGATTACTTGTTTCTAGTCTTGTTTCAAATTGATCCAACAATGAAGTTGTGATCAACACTTCGTTGGATGTGGCAGGTGTGCCTGAAAAATCCTGCGCAATAGTGCCGCGTACAACAGACCCGATAGCCAACACTGGATCGCCTACAGGTAATTCTCTAATAATCCAATTCAACATGGTCTTGACATAATCTGCAGCAGCCAGTATTCTCAATATGTAGTCATTGGTCAGCACTGTGTTGGCAGGTTGAATCACAGTACTGCGAAGTTCATCTCCTACTATGGCCACAAATGCAGGAACTCGAATCGGAAGTATCTCATCAAATACTCCGGTTCTAACAAATACTGTAGCATAGCCTGTGATATTCTCACAGGCATATCTCACTGTACGCCATGGATTTTGAGGGCTAGTGCCGGCAGTTGGTAGATCCTCGCCGAATTCTGCCACATAGTATACTTTTTCTGTGCTGGCCAAAGGATCCCACTGAGGTTCACCGTTAATTACACCCAAAGTCAATCCCTGTGTGCCAATTTCTAAAGCCTTGTAGCCCACTGTGCTGCCGTCATCTGTGGGGCCAAATGTTCTTAGATCACCTATGTTTTTCATGCGGTTGATCTTGTTGCCGTCGGTAATTTTTGCCCAATATCTACCTTCTAGAGTAGAACCCACTTCACCGTCATCATCTGGTCTATTAGTTTGGCTTGATAGGTGTTTGTCCAGGCAACGATATGAACTGGCCACCCATACCACGGTGTCGCCTGCAAGATAAATTTGATCTTGGCTCCAAACACCTCGCCATCTTACACCGGGAATCACTAGATCCCAATAGTCCTCATTGGTGGTACTGTCATCATTTAAAAAATCGGGATCTTGATTTACGCTGTCTTGATGTGCAAGATAGACATTCCCGCCTCTTCTGACAACATCTCCAATTTTATAAGATTCAATCTGTGTCCAATCGCCTCTAATTCTTGAATTCTCAAATAGCAATTCCCAAGCTGACAGTATGACAGCTGGATTTTGATTAGTGTTTGCCTCTATGGCTGCATAAAGATTTCCACCGTAGCTGACAATATCGCCTGCTTGGTATACTGTGGTTGTTGTCCATACAACATCATATTCTTGTCCTGGACAATACACGCTCCAATGTATAGAATCAAAATCTAATCCGCTTGTGTGAAAGACTGTGGCCACATATAGATATGATCCATATTTTACCACATCATTTAACTTGTATATTTGTGATGCGGTCCAGGAACCTTTGTATTCCACTCCAACATGCAATGACGCCCACTTAGCTTGATCGGCCGGTAGCCCGTCAGCAGCATTAGATGCAGATGTATGTGCTAACTGACATTTATAGACATTGCCGCCGTATTTTACAACGTCATTGACCTTGAATCGTGTGTCTATGGTCCAGTCGCCGCGCCAATCGTCTGACAGTGATACCACCGCCCACTGTGCTTGACTACCCTCAAGTCCTCCAGCAAGGTCAGCTGCTGACAGGTGTGAGTCTACGCAACGGTATACAATACCTCCATATCTCACAACATCATTGATCTTGTAGTAGGTATTGACAGCCCAATCGATTTTCCAGTCTTGTGAACTAACCTGCACTGTCCAGTTTACAGTATCGCTAGCAAAGGCTGCTAAACCTGGAGAAGATACTACATTTCCCTCGGCATCGTATATAATGGCTGGACTTGAAGTATGCCCTGTTACACAGAGATATACCACTCCGCCGTATTTGACCGTGTCACCTCGTTTGAAGTATGTGCTGTTGGTCCAATCTCCCAGCCAGCTAACTCCGTCTGCTATTAATTCCCATTTAGGAACCAACAGGGGTGGACTGTCGTTGTTGTAGTAGTCTAGATCAGCATAGAAGTTGGTGTTGGAATTATGTGTTTCTAAGCTGACATATACTTTGCCGCCGTAGCTGACCACATAGTCGGGATTGTATCTAGCACCCGGAGTCCATTCTCCGTGCCATGTATATTTGAATCTACTAAGTTTGAATTCTGCCATGATTTACATTAACCCTCTGATGCGCTGTTGTCGTAGGTATGACCGCTGCCTATTCTTACTACCAATTCACCGTCGTCGTTGATAAAATAGAACAATGCTCTATCATCCCATCTATATTGCTGATATCTTAAATTATCATAGACTGGATTGTGATTGACATCAATGCCTTCAAAAAAATCAACTCCTACTTCAAAATCTGTGTAGTTTTCTTCTTCTAGTCCAGGACTGTTTAGTTGAATTGAATCATTGCCCTTGGTTTGATCACTGCGCTCTAGGAACAAGCTGCCGTTTTCATTTTTTCTCAGTCCGTAAAAAAATCTTGGAGTAGCTCCCAGTGCAGTTTGCGGATCATTACCTAGATAATAGTTGTTTGCCATAATTTAGTCCTTAAGATAATTCCACATAACTGATCACTGTGTCAACACCGTTTGCGGTATCGCTGACAATTCTCAATCCTGATGTTTCTGGTAAAATTAATTTTTCACCATTGGTAATAATTTTTACTGCTGAGTTTGGCGGTATTGCTAAACCCCTAACATAATATGCCGGAGTGCTATCATCACTGACTACATAGACATCAACGCTGACTGTGTCGTATTCTGTTGAGTTTGCAATATTGCATCCGATTACTGTTGCTCTAAATCCCACAGGAATCTGCAACACATCTACTGGTGTTGTTCCTATGCCTGAGTTGACTGCGTGTTTGAATGTGGTTGGCATTGTGTTATCCTAGTGTCAATGCAAATCTAATTGCAATGTCGTTGGCTGTACTTTCTGATACAGCACCAATTGTACCTGCAGGACTAGACCACTGTAGGCCGTCCCAAATTTCCAATGCTTTTGCATCAGTGTTATAACGAGTCATGCCTTCAACAGCATAAGCAGTTGGACGCTCGCCTGTTGTACCACGCGGTACAACAAAAGCATTTGTACCTGCAATTTTAAAATAACCACTACCCTGTTGCGATAGTTCTGTAATACTATTGTTTGCCACATTGGTAATTGAGTTACCTCTAATGTGGAAATCACCAATTACTAAATTGCCGGTTCCGCTAGGATCTATTACAAGGTCTGTACCACCAGTTGTGGTAATAGCATTATTTTCTAAATGTATGTTACCGATATCGAAAGTGCTTAGACTTAAATTTGTGGCAAAAATACCCTGTGTATAAATTGCTCTCCACTTGTATGACGATGAGCCTAGGTCATATGTGTTATCTGTTTCTGGGATTAGGCTGCTGCGTATGCTGGCGTTGATAGTGATGGTATCAGTTAATGCATCACCAATAGTAAGATTACCACCTATGGTAATATCACCAGTTGCAGTGATGTTACCGTTTACCAGTAGATTACCCGTAATGTCTGTAGCACTTTGTATATCTACCTTGCCTGTGCCGCTAGGATCTAATTCTAGATTGGCATTGGATGCTGTGGTAGAAATCTTGTTGCCGCTGAGTTCTATGTCGTTGACTACCAGTCTAGAATGATAGGCTGTAGCTTCACCACCAGATGCAACAAAACTTATGGTTGGTAGATCACTAGAAATAGTGTTACCCGTGATGGTAAAATTTCCAATGTCTAGTTGATTTAGAACTTCGAGATCTGTAGTACGGGCTGTGCCGACTACGTCTAATTGGTATTGAGGAGCAGCCGTGTTGATACCGATGCGAGAGTTAACAACATCAAGATAAAGAAGGTTCGTCTCAAAGGCCAAATTGACTCCGTCACGAATCAAGTTTGACTTTAAGAGCGGACCGGAAATACGACCAATAGCCATGTGCTCTCCTATATACCCGGTGTTTCACCGATAACCAAATTTTCAGCTTGCGCTCTCTGCTGGTTTACCACAGTCGAATCCTGCAGCAAATTGGTCGTTAGCTGCAATTACAAGTATTTAGTTCAATTGGCTAATTAGCCGAAGATGAGAGTGTAAACGTGGCCAAGTTCTTCCATGATAGGTGCAGTAATAACAATACCACCACCAGTAGCCACTTGCCAAACTCCGCCGTCGAAACATTCCATATAGCCTATTTCGCTGTTCCAACGAGTTGCACCAACTTCATAGGCAGTGCGTTCAGCAGTGGTTCCGAATGGAATTCTAAAAGCATTGGTATCGTTGATGGTTAGATAGCCTTGACCTGTATGACTTAGAGTAAGCGCACCATTTGTTAGGTTGGTAATTGTGTTGGCTTGAACACCTGCGGCTGATGGTTCTGTGAAAACTCTACCTGTAAAATCTGCTGTGGTTGCTTGGCCTGCATCATTTGCCCACGTGAACGTTGTAAGATCTCCAGGACCGCCTAAATTTGACCATTGCAGCCTTATTGGATAAAATTGTCCTGCTGTTAGCGGAACAGAAAAAGTGCCAGTATGCGAAGTAAAGTAATCACTGTAGGCATTGGCATTTGCATTTGTATATCCTGCTGTGGCATAGTTGCCCAACCAAATGTATGCTTTCTCGTCGGCAAATATTGTGAATGTATATGTGGCAGTAGTTGGTGCTAGAAAGAATCCAGTATACAAAAAACTAAAAGGAGTTAAGCTACCAGGACTTGTAAAATTGTCGACACCTTGGATAATGCCTGCTGTAAGAACCGTTGTTTCAACTGGAGTTTTTCCAGCAAACCACTGTGAATCTAGATCAGCATCTCCTGCATATTTTTTTCTTGATAGGCCAATTGTTGACGTTTTTGTTATAGAAATATCATCTATTCTAACAACACCGCTAGCAGAAGACACAATTAAATTATCGTTGCTTTGCAGTGTTGAAATAGTATTAGTGTTACTAAATTGTACTTGTTCGCTAATGAATAAATTTTGTGTGGTAACTGCATCAGCACCGTTCATATCATAGAGGTGAAGGTCTCTCCATCTCTTAACTGCTGTACCTAAATCGTAGGTATCTGTTAGTCCAGGCAAAATACTTTGTGTAAAATCAGGAGCAATAGCAATTGTATCTAAAGGACTATCACCTATGATAAATTGACCATCTAATCTAACATTGCCAGTTGATTGTATATTTCCAGTAACTGCTAGGTTGCCGGCAATATCTGTGCTGGCTAAAATATCAACCTTGCCTGTACCACTGGTATCTAATGTGATATCTGAATTAGTATCTAATCCTCTAATTCGATTATCTTTAATTTCAAATTCAGGAGTTAACACTTTTCCATATTGAACATAAGCATCCGCCCCAGTAGGTGAAATAATAATAGGACCCACAGTGGACGTCACAGTACCGGAAGTATTTAAAATTATGTTGTCTATGGTTGCAGCAGTACCAGTTACCAGCACATTTGTGCCAATTCTAGACGATCCAGTGATATCTAAGGCTTCTGTAGGAGGATTGGTATTGATACCAATTCTTGCATTGTTGACATCTAGATATAACAGATCGGCATCTACTGGACCGTTTCTAAAAGTTAGAGGCGTGCCGTTTCTAACAAGGTTGTCTGACAGCAGCTTGCCGCTGATTCTACCAAGTTGTGCTACAAACGGTTCTGACATTGACTCGCTCCAGTAATATTAGTCAGCGTAGCCAAAGTATATGGTTATATATTTGTCTAAAGGCACTGAACTGGTAAAAACAATATGGGTATTGCCTGATCCAAGATAGTTGTTTACAAGATTGTAGTTGGTTGTGGAAATTTGAAATACGTTTTCCACAAATACCAAAATGTTGTTGTCACTGTTTGGTATTTTTGTTAAAGGACCAAATGTAGTTTCTACATTATCACCGGGACCTAGAGTCTGCTTGGTAATAGCAGTGGCTCCTGGAGCTCTAACCACTTCCCACACTCCATCAATATAGGCTTCAATGGAATTGGTGGTGGTATTGTATCTCATAAATCCATTGGCAGCACCTGTGGTTCTAACACCGCTGAGTTGTGGACGTTGTGCTGTGGTTCCTTTGGGTAATCTAAGTCCTCCAGTGAGCTGCATGACTGCACGACCAAAATGGTTGGTAAACAGTGATTGATCACTGGGACTGTACTTGCTGAGAGTTTTTTGTTTTAGGAATCTCATACTGGTAGTGCGCTCACTGTGATGCTTAACAGATTGCCCACACTGGCTGTAGCACGTATTTGATCGTTACCGTAACTGCTGGCTCCTCTTAATACTATTCTTTCATCGCTGAAAAACACAGTTTCTCCTGCAGGTACAATTAGATTTTTAACAATAGTATTGGTATCAGAACTTACTCCACCTGCTGCTACTAGGTTCAATGTAAGAGTACAACTGTTAACAGTTTCGTCAGTTAAGTTTGGTGTTCCTGTATTACAAACTATAATATTTGTAATAGCATTATCTTGCGCAACCACCGCGCCACCAACTGGGGCTCCTGTACTAGTGCTGGTAAACACTAGCGTATCTCCTGAAGTTGTTAGTCGTGTGCTGTATATCATTTTTATTATCTCTTAAAATATCATGCTGAAAACAAGAGCCTTGCTCTTGCTTATTAATTCGTCATTATTAACAGTGTTTCTAAAATAAACACCTGTACTACCAGTACCAATCGATCCACCGTAGACCAAGCTGGCATTTGAAACTGCTGCCGGAGTTGCGCCAGGATTATCCAACTGCAGAGCATAGGTTATTTGAACTTTGCCAGTGCCATTGGTTTCTAATTTGATATTGCCGTTGGTGTTGACTGTTTGTAGCACGGTGGCATCGGGGATGCCGGGAGCATCGGGTGTGGGGTCTTCTAGAAAGAAATTGATGCCTGCAAGCTGCACTCTGTTACGGAAAAATTGCGCCACAATATTATCATCTACAGCAAATCCTATAACACTTTCTGGTGGTTGTGTGAAAAACGGTCCGATAGGAAATAAACCAGGATCAATGGGATTGCCAATGTCAAATGCTGCGGCTCTGGTGTCTCCTCTTAGAATTTGGAAAGTAGGATTGGTTTGAATTGCATCATCTACATATTTCTTGTTGGGTACGTCGTCATCATCGGTGACCTGTAGTTCATAGGCCGTGGTTCCTGCTACTTTGACAACACCTGTGCCTGTACCAATTAAAGTTAAATCACCGCTATCAGTATCACTGTTAGTTAAAATTTCTTTTAATCTAAGTTTGCTGGTATTATATCCGCCGCCTTCTTTTAAATTCCAAGAGTCGTCGTTTTCATCCCACAATAAAGAAACATTAGTTGCAAGTCCTCGATCAACTTCGATCCCCGAATATCTTAAACTAACACCATTACCTGTTTCACCGTAGTTTAGGGTAATGATGTTATCTTGTACATTTAAGTTTTCAACAGAGACATTTAGTGTATCACCTTCAACGATTAAATTTCCAGTAACGCGAGTGGTGCCAACACCAGCACCAGTATCCAGCGTGATAACAGCGCCTTCACCGGATTTGATATTGTAATCACCACTTACTTGTACAAACTGTCCCATGTTTACTTCCTAGATTAAATAGCGGTTAAAATTAACAAGGTCTGTGTAGAGTCATCACTTAATGACCACTTATAACGGTTTCCGCTAAAGTCAACTGCTGTTCTGTAATTAATTTTCTTTAGTGTAACAGGACGTTGGCCCGCACCCGCTACAATACCAACTAGTGTGGCTGTATTAGCTGCGGTAGGATCGCTAGCAGTACCTTGCACTAATTTAGCTGTAATTACTTCGTAGACTGTGCCTGTAGTTCCACCAGTAGTTGCTGTAGCTGTAGCTGTAAAAACAATTCCTGCTGCATTTGCTCTTGCACCGATTTCAGCAAAGTTTGAATCGCCAACAGATACAATAACATATTGACTGCCAACTGTTAATGCATTTGTTCCATCGGTATAAGTTGTGGTATCGTCTGCACATTTAAATCTACGTGCTCCAACTTGATTTACAATATAGCCTTCTTTTGCAGAACCGTTATATACTCTAACTGGTAGTGTTGGTGTAGCGGCTACACCTGTTTGTCCGAAATATCGGTTATTTACTTTATTTGCCATTTGATTTTCTCCTTTGAGTGACGTTCTAGGTCATGCACGGTGGCTCCGCACAATCTTTTCTAGATACTTTATTTATCCGCGACTCAGCATAGCCATTAACTCTAATTTTTCTACTGTGGCTATAATCTGATTGATAGAATCTATTTCTTTTTGAGCTCGTTCTAAATGGCTTCTGCTGTGAGTTTGCCTGTGAGCAACCATAATTTTACTATGCTCTTGTATGTGCATGTTTATCATACGTTCTATTTGTTGTACATCGTGTCTAAACATAGGAAAGCGTGTGCGCCATAAGCTAAATTGATTTTGTAATTTTTTAAAATCTTGATCGCTTTCTACTTTCATACCGATATTTAAGTCAAACAAAAAGGCTCCGAAGAGCCTTTTTGAACTTGTCGTAGTAATTGCTAATACGGATTAGGTATAAGAAACACCAGCGATTGTTACACGACCTAGGTAGTCTGCTGCATTACCAAGAGATGAAGCAGTATTTGTTAACTCAACATAACCATATCTGGTCATGAAAGAAACAACTGGCTCAAATGTGCTTGGGTCTAGAACAACACCACTGCTCATCAATGGAATGTATGGGCAATAGAATGCTGCTGCATCAGATTCGCTAGAACCTTTATAACCAACAACAATTGCGCTGTCATCAGCAGCGTATGTGTTAACATACACTTTCATTGCGCTATTCAATGTACCAACAAACTTAGTGTTTGTAGGTGCTTCGAATGTACCTTCTGTTGTTCTTGCGAACGCAGAAGTTGTAGCACTTTGAAGAATTGTCAATGCTTGTGGGCTAACAACAGCCCAGTTACCAGCACCGCGACGTGTACGCTGAGCGATCACGTTAGCAACACGGTTGATAGCAACTGCCAATGCAGCATGCTCGTCACCAACGAATGTAGCTGTACCAGACACACCTGTCTGATCATACGCTACTGTATTGCCTGCGCCAGCAGCCAAAGTACCTAGGCTACGTAGAACTTCTTGGTCGATCTCAGCAGTGATCTCTTGTGCAAGAGCTGCCATGATCTCAGCTTCGATGTCAATACCTTGTTGGGCTTGTGCATCTTGAGCTGCTTCGAATGTCCAGCGAGCTGACAACTTACGTGTCTTGGCTTCAACTGTCTGCTTCAAGATTTGAATGCTTAGTTTGTTACCAGCAACACCTTCTTTGGCAGCTGTTGCATCAGCTACACCGTTGGTATTACCAGAATAGCCTTCAGCAATCTTGAACGGGCTTAGTGCTTCTTCACCAGCTGTTGTAGATCCACCTGTAGCACCTGTGAAGCTATCTGAGTAGCGAACACGTAGTGTATGAATTTGACCAACTGGGCCAGTCATTGGTTGTACGCCGACTAATTCGTTAGCAATAACGGTAGGTAGTACACGTCTGATCACTGGAAGGATCACACGATTTAGGGTTGCAACGTTGCCAGCGGATGTAGCTCCAGCAGTAGCACTTTCAGCTAGATACTTGCGAGTATTTTCTAGAGTAGTTGCCATTACTGAACGCTTGTTACCTTGAAGACCTTCTAAAAGAGCTTCTTTGGTCTCCGACCAGCGTGACTCGAGTAATTGTGACATTATAGTTCTCCTTAAACTTTTAGTCCCGCAAGCCTGCGGATGTCAAAAATTTCAGCAGATTTTTCTTCTCTGCCAAAAGATTGTGCCTGATTTTTATCGCCTGTAATTTCTTTGCCTTCGGTCAACGCTTTCTTGACTGGAGCATTGCCACCATTCATTACTGAAGGTAGGTACTTGTCATAAGCGGTGTATAGTTTTTCTGTCTGAACTGACTCAAGTAATTCTTTCATCACTTCACGTTTGTCTCCACCTAATGGGCCAAGCAATTCGCTCATAACTTCTTTGCGATCCATTGTGTTTTGTGCAATACGTAGCTGTTGTTCACGACTTTCTACTAATTTTTGTGTTTCTGCAACAATTTTTGCTGCTTCTTCAAGTTCTTGCTCTTTTGCAGCAACTACTCTTAGAAGTTTAGCTGTTTCAGACTTCTCATTGAGATGACTGGCAGCGTACTCGCTGGCAAAACTTTCAAAAATTCTGCGGCCAAAATCATTTCTGCGGGCAGCGTCAATGTCCTCGCGCAACTGTACCATTTCAGCTTTGAGTCCTTTAGAGACTGTTTCTTGAATGATAGTTGATGAGCGAGCAATAAAATCTTTCTTGATCTGTTCAAACTTGGCTTTGCTTTCGCGCACCAGTTTTACTTTAGTTTCAGCTAAGTCTTTCTTATCTGCATGGAATTCCGCGATTTCTTTCGCTAGTGCATCCACGATAAAAGATTCTAATTTACCAACGTTGTTAGCAACTGCTTTACGATCTTCGTGTAATTCTGCAAGTTCTTTGCGCAAATTATTCAATACAAATGCTTCCATTGCTGTAGCATCTGATTTCATTTTTTGTGTGTATTTTGTACGTGCATCGATAAGTCCTTGACGGTCTTCAGCCAACTCTGATAGCTCTGCCTGTAGGCGGTCTGCTAACATTGTTTCAACGGCTTCTACCATCGCGGTCTTGTCGTGCTCGTACTTCTGTGCAAATTCTTCACGAAGTGTGGCAGTGACTTGGTCACGATTTTCTTGAATTCTGCTTTGCCAAGCTGATTCAATTTCCGATTTAAGTTCTTCGGAAATCACATTGTTTTCAAACAACTGTTTAACGAAATCTAGCATGTGATTCTCCTACTGTTATTTGAGACCTCTGATGATCTTCACCAGACTCTCTGCTATGTATTTCTGTGCCTTTGGGTCGCCTTTGACTTCTTGTGCTATTTTAAATGCCTGATTTCCACCTAATGTATTCATTAAATGTTCGTATACTGGAGTTGGGTAAGCTCCCGGGGCGCTAGGTTGTGCTACAATATCAACTGTGATAATTTCAAAACCTTGAACATTACCACTGCCATCTACTTCACCGGAACCTCTACTCGATACACCCAACTTTACTCCCGACTCCAACATGGTCTGAACTAACTGACCCATTGGAGTTGGGATAATTTTAAGTTTTCCGTAGCCGTTAGGACCATCCATCCACATCTTGGTAATCATATGACTAACACGATCTAGATTGATTTTTAAATCCTGAGGATGATCTAACTCTCCGCAAACAGAATATCCGCCAGAGATCTGTTCGTTGAGCGTTTTGACAGCCTTGCCAATCTCTTGAGAAGAATAAATTCGCTGATTCTGATTACGGATATCTCCTTGAATGCAGATACCGTTCAAGTGCAGCGATTTCTTACCGTTCTCTTCTTCGCTCTCCAAGACAATCTTAGCCTGATCGAAACTCAATTGTTCGCTAAGGTTAGTTTTCACCATTATGTCCTATTACCTACGACCACGGAAAAGGCTTGCTTTATCAACTGAACCGGAAGAACCACCTGTGCCGCTAAATTTGCCTTCAGCTTCACCTTTCTTCTCTGCACCATGACCTGGCTCTTTCGTTGAAAAAGCACCACCTGCCTTGCCGCCTGGAACATTGATATTACCTGCATTATCTTCTTTTGGTGTACCTTTGAATAGGCTAGATCCGCCTAGTTGGCCGCCACCTGAACCCACATACTTGGCTGCTTCTTCTTTGCTACCTAGAATGTTGGCTGTTGTACCACCCATGTCATTTTTTCCTGCAACAATAGACTTGGCATTTGTGCTAGAACCTTGGCTTAGTTTGCCTGTGCCTGACAGTGCTCCTTCACCTTGACCTTTCTTTTCTGCGCCGTGGCCGCCTGGAACTTTTTCAACATATTCACGTACTGTGGCTAGATCGAAATCATCTTTCATTTTGCCGTCCATTCCGTCCATGCCGTCCATACCACCTTCTTCGCCACCGCCTAGCTTGTCAAAACGTGCTTGTAGTTCGTCTACAATGCTGTCTAGGTCTTGGAATAATTCTTCTTCGCTGTTTGCGCTTAGGTCTTCATCACCCTCTTCTTCAGGGCCTAGTTCGCCTGCTAGGTCATCACCCATGTCACCTGCTGGGCCGCCAACTTCGTCGTCGCCTTCGTAGGCAATTTCTTCAAATTCTTCGTCCAAGTCGTTTTCTTCATCGACTTCTGATTCTTCTTTGACTTCTGGATCTTCTGGATCTGTTTCTTCATCGTCAGCCATTTCAGCTTCGATTAGATTTTCGTAGATCTCACGAGATTTTCCAACTACGTACTCGTGGAATAATTCTTCTGCTTTAGCTTGATCGTCATTGACCAAACGCTCGAGCATCTGCTCAAGTAGTGATTTTTCTGCCATGTTATATTCTCCTTCAAGATGGTTAGGCTGTGCTTTTATTTAACACTATGATTACAATCTGGGGTTAAATGGTAGTTTTTTGAACAGTTTCTGCTGTATAAGTACAGCCAGGAAAACGACTGTTGAAGTCGTCATAGGTGATGTGCTTGATGTTTTTGATCTGTATGCCCAGTTGATCGGGTACAAAGTCTCCTGGATTGATTACACGATAATATTGAGTATGTCTAAAATCTTTGATAGTTCTTTCGGTCTGACTTAGCCAATTGCCATGGAAGGTGGCTGTGTCGCTGGTTTTTTTATAGTTGTAGGTATCTGCGTACATATTGTTGAATCTACCCTGCAGACCTTGAAAATCGAATCCAAAAATATAAATGTCTCTATGTCCCTGCTCGCTGGCAAACCAAAGAGCTGTAGGACCACTGCTCCACCCCTTGTGTGGATTGAATAGATTGAGATGATGCTTGGTACTAATGCCTTTGTTGGGATTGGTCCATACAGCATGTGTTTTGTTATAACCAGATGCTACTATTTCATTGACCATTTTAACATCTACAGCTATGAGATAGTGCGGTTCAAATTCTCTGTACATGGCATTACAGGCGTAGACTATGCCCTTATCTAGTAAGCTGTTATGGTTTAAACTGCGCCTGCTGGTGCCGTTGCCTAGTACAAATGCAACGTTATTCTGCTGGTTGCTCTGCTTCACCTGCTGGTGCTCCATACATCTGTCTTACAAATTCTAATTCAGAATCACGCTCATAGTCGTGTGCTTCTGCCTGCATGCGCAGTCTATTGATTTGTCTTAGTGTTAGACGAGTTTTTCTAGTGTCACTTCTTTTGAGCACAGAGCTGTCTTTGTTATTTTCATAACGACGATCAACTGCAAAGTCGTTGTTGTTGTCATTGAAATAAAGGAATTCTAGTAGGAGCATATGATATTTATCACTGGGCCGGTGCTTCTGCTGGCGCAGCTTCGCCTTCTGCGCCTGTGTCTACTGGTGCTTCTTCTGGCGCTTCTTCTGCCTGACTTGCTAGATCTGCCTGTGTTCCTGCAGGAGTAATTCCCACAGATCTCATTTGGCCGCCGGCATCTAGCACTGGTTTTAGATTGCCGCCTTGTTCTTCTCTCCACATGCGTTCGTTTTCTGTAATCTCTTCTTGAGTCATGCCCAAGAATCGTTTCATAGCAAACCGTTTGCTGAGATGTGGAATTTCTTGTAGCTGTGCAAATGTAGCTGCACGGGCAGTATCTAGTTCACTTTGACGATAGGCCGCAAAGTTTTGTGGAGGGTTAAACTTTAATTCAAATAGACTTGGGTCAATGTTTACACCATTGCTTTCCATCCATAACTTGAATTCCAAATCAAATGTTTCCACAATACTGTTTTGTAAACGTTCGCAATATTTGTTAAAACGTAATTCTTGAATATAAGCTGTGCCTACCTTTCCGTCAGCAACCGTGTTTGAAGCTTCTTCAATTCCTGTGGGCAAGTAGGCTGCCGGTATTCTCAAAGCACGGAATAACTTGTTGGTAAAAAAGCGTAGATCTGTGATCTCACCAAGATTTGTACCGCCTGCTAGTGTGTCAACTTTTGATCCACGTCCTTCAGCGGTCTGTGGAAAGAAGTAGTCTTCTGAAGCACTTAGAGGATTGTAGCTGGCATCAATAACATTATTGCCGCCACCTGTTGATGACGGAATACGTCTTTGTTGAATTTCGTTTTTAACACGTTCTACAAAGCTCATGGCCATGTGTGCAGGCATATTTCCAACGTCAATATAGAATATACGTCTTTCAGGAGCACGTTGTACACGATAGATAATAATAGCATCTTCAAGCAATTCTTTCTGCTTGTAGACTTTGAATACTGATTCTAATAATGAATTACCAAAAGGATAGTTTGCATCTAGTCCTTCTGATAAACTGATATGAATTACGTTTTTGGCATCAACTGTGACTTCGTTGGTTTGATTGTGAAATCTAGTTCCTGGAGGTTGACTAACATTGCCTACCATGCCTCTACCTTGACTACCGCCTGAATAGCTTGTTGATGTTCCACTTGGACTGGTATTTGTTGTGCCGTGTGGAGTAACTGCAATTAAATTTTTAAAATTAAAATTAATGTCTTTGACTACATATTGTTCTGGAATTTTGCCTTCTGATTCGTTAACAATAATTTTAGTGACCTTGGCTGCATCCACAAACAACCATTTTTTGGTTTCAGGATCACGGATAAAAAATACGTCGCCATACTTGAAAGCGTTTCTAACTATGCGAAAAATTCTAGTTTCAAATTGTTGTTGTTTGGTCCATTTCTGAAGACTTTCTTTTATGAGTTTAACTTCAGTACTAGTGGGATTGCCTCTATAGAAAGTTTGAAAAGGAGTGGCATTTTCTTTGTCTTTCTGTGTGCAGAACTCTGCTAGAATATCTAGGGCGGCGTTGACTTCTGAATCCATATCCATGGTGTCATACTGCATATAACGTTCAATACGATTAGGGGTGCCTGCATAGACATCAGGAAGATAGCTAGAATAATTAGCACGAGCAGGACCTGGACGGCCACCACCAGAGATTGGACTAGACGAACCCATTTGATTGTCTAACTTAACTGGTGTAAAATACTTTTTCCATGACATGGATCAAATTTCCAAAATGTAATTGTTAAGGCACAATCAAACGCAGTTCTGTTGCCATGTTTCAATACGCAATTAACCAGCACTCATAAAGCCATCATTACTCATAGCACGAATACCGCGTAATTGACTGTCATTG